CCCCCCGACGTATAGGCGGTATATCCGGAACTATTGATGGCGCCTATTGTAAACGTATCTGTGGTAACAGCTGTTATCTTGCCGTATTGCCCGTTGAGTTGCGTCATGCCGTTAATGCCACCGAACTTGACCCACTGATCTACTTCAAAACCGTGATTTGCCGAGGTGACAACGACGGGGTTTGCCGCAGTGATAGCGGTAATTACACGTTCGTCTCCATAGGTGAACGCTATTTCATCAAGCGTCCATGCAGTATGCCCTGTCCTGGAAAGTTCCATTGGTGGATATTCTGGATGTACAATGAACATTACGTCTGCGCTCTGGACAACTTTTAATTCGAACAAATCAGACTCTATGTATGGCGTTGGAATCTCATATGCAAGGTCAGTAGCTCCGGACGTTGTTTCCCAAATACCGTTTGACAGATCAGTCGCAAATGTGCCGGATGTGTGGGCAACAAGGCACCTGTAATAATTTCCGCTGTTTGTAACAAGGTCTCCCGGCTTATATGCCGTTGCCGTAACCCATGCAGAATATGAAGATACAATTTGAGCGTCATCTTTATAGAATCTGATATAACAGTGTCCGAATTCGAGTATGTATGCCTGAATGGTAGAGAACTGAAATCCAAACAGACGGACCCTGCCCGATGCGTCTTTCACCTCGGCGGCGTAGTAAGTTCCGGGACGTCTCATTGCCCCGCCTTGCAGCAAAGGGATCATGTTTTCGAGGATACGGCAACTATTATAATATTTCTCGACATCGACACGCGCATCAAGCTGTGGATCTACTTCCCCGGCTGTAAAATTATTAAGAAGCGGTGTACTTTTCATGCTCTGTCTATCCAGTCGGTATTGCCATATTCACCTTCGACATAATCGCGTGCCTGATTTTTCCCTTTCGCCATTGCTATTGACATAAAATATTCTCTCATGCATCTGTCATGTCCTTCTGCAGCAAGTTTTAACGATAGTTCCGCTGCAAGCCTCCAAGCAAGAGCATTAATAAATGATGGAGAATATTTTGTCGGGTTTGTAATTACTGTTGTGTAACGCATGAACAGTGAATGATCAGAATTATCGAAATTACAGTATATGTAATCGCCTTCCTCTACATACTCATAGGGTGTATTCCCTTCATCAACAATGCTTCTGATCTTGAGACAATTTGCAGGCTTGACATAACGGTAATCCCATTTCGGATCGGTAGGTGTAGCTGTGTCTTGTGCCAGTTCTGCAGTGAGTTTAGCGAAATTCCAATCGTGTTCCTCAAGCACCTCGTCTCGCACATATTCCCACACGGCAGATGCGTAGGTGGCCGCGCTGCTTGACTCTGACATGGATGCAATGACAGGGACCTTGATTCTTATTAATGCCAGATTGACGATACCCACCTGTGAATATGCCATGACGACAACCTTCTATTTAGGGGTGTGGTGATTTGCTGTAATCCATTTTCGCATCGGCAAGTTTCTGCATAGCTTCTTTTTCAATCCTTTCGCGTTCGGCTATTCTTTTCGCGGCCTCCATCGCTTTCTTCATCCTTTCAGGGTCGGCCTTTATTGCTTCTGCCCTCGCAATAGTCCTTGCGTCGTCTTCCGCCTGCCAGTCATCCTCATTTGCCACGACCGCACCTCCATACATGGATTCACCTCAAAAGAGGGGGGGCTTTAAGCTCCCCCCCTCGATGGGGTATTATTCTTTTGGCAATAGCGCCAGCAATTCCGTTTTATTCATGGACTCCTTGTACTCGATGCCGAGCCCTTGGAGCCTTTCCATGATCTGTTTTTTTGTAGGCCCTGTATCAGCAGCCTGCATCTTTTCGGGCGCTTCCTGCCCCGTTGTTTCCTGCTGCCCGACTTTTGCCTGTTCGATCAGTTCCTTCGGGATATCGAAGTACTTTGCCACAGGGTTTAACAGGTCGATATCGTCCTGATCACCGGGGAAATACCGCCGCGCCCTTTTCCCGTCCCAACATCTACGTATGCATTTCGCTATCATAATTCACCCCCTGTCGCGGGGCCGAAGTACATGCTTACCTTTCCCGCAGTGGGGTTTGTTGTAATGACATCCCAGAGCGCTCTTGCATATCTGAGCAGACCACCTGGAGGTGCCGGGATAAAATAGTGTTTTCCGGCAACAAGATCAGCAAGCACAAAGTACCTGCCAATCAATTTTGTTGTAGGGTTTGTTGCCGCACCCGTTACAATCCAGACGTAATTGTCCACCATTGTTGCAAAACTGGTCTGTACAACAATGTGTAGGCCGAAATTCCCGCCTTTTTCCACACCTGGGTTTGTGATTTCAAAATCGACTTCATCGGCGCTATACTCATCCCCGGATTGGCCGATAGCCACTCCACCAGAAGTCGATGTGCCATGTATCCATAACATATAATCTGACATTCCCATATTGGCCTCCTTATATAGCCGTTTCGGTGTTATCCAGCATCTCAGCAACGCGGATAGGTATGCCCTGGAATCTGGTTACGCGTCTGCCGAATATGTCACCGCTTGCGTCCTGCGTGAAATTGCCGTTTGTCTTATCGAGGGCCAGCTTGTCGAACTGTGATTTAATCTGTCTGTTGCAGTAAATCACCGTATTTGCCGCGTCGCCCATGCTCGGGAGCTGGTTAACCAGATCGATCAGCACAGAGAGATCAAGCGTATTGGTTGATCCGGTGTACTCGATATTGACCATCCTCTGAACACATCGCTCATCCTCAACGACAAGACCCATGTCCCATGAAAAATGTGTCCTCAGAACTTCGAGGTATTTTGGCGCTGCTTCTGATCCGGTGTTTTTTGTAACTTTTCCGAGGTCTTCTATCTGCAATCCCCCGGGAAGGTTCTTGGGATAGATGCCGTGTACCTTATTGACACCCCACTCGATCACATACAGCGATGTGGTGTCGCTACCAGTACCAGACGCAGATACGACATTATATGGTTCATCGCTCGATCCGTTCGGACGTGTGGATGTGGAATTAAAACGCGTAGCTAATCCATTGAACGCACCCGGATCAGTTGCTATATTGCCGTAGATGATAAGGTCTTCCATTTTCTGCGTCATAGCCTCGATCTTCCGCGCGTCCTTGTTCTGCCGCCATGCGTTCGGATCGTTCTGAATTTTCCACAGCTTGTAATCGACTTCCGAATAATCTTCGACCATCGCTATAGGATCCGTGAACTGGGAGCTGTGTACAGCAGTAGGACTTACACCCTCGTTGAAGCGTCTTGTACCTGGTGTCGGCATATACGATTCACGTACACCGATGTTGCTCATAATCTGATTTGATGCCTGCAATGGCATGTCCTGTACGAACGGGCACTTCTTCGACATTACCTTTGCTGCAAATATATACTGTCCTTTAGCATCCATACTGGAGTAGTCATTGACTACATCCATAAGGGTAAAGCTTCCGCCTAAATCTGTGCTTGACATTGTTTATCCTCCTTGTTTTGGAGGGGCAGGACTTTTGTCATATATGATCCCCTCCTTGATTGTCCCTTGCTGTGGTCTTCCCGGAATCATCGTATCTGGGGTGACCTTTTTGCCGATTTCATAAAAGACGGACATCATGAGCGGATGATTGCCGAGCAGGATAGGCTTGTCGGGAGTACCGCCTATTTGCATCAGGAGCAGGTCGTCAAGGTTTTCTGTGCCCTTCAATGCCGTAAATGCCCTTTTGACTATCTCTGCGTTTTTGTCGTAATCGGCCCCCCACCTTTTTTTCAGATTTTCCATCCCGACATCGTGCTCTCTCTGCTTAAATTCATCGGATGCTTTTTGAACATTCCCGATAAATCCGTTCCACCATTCCGCTGTTTTTTTTGCCATGTCCTTGGGCATGCCGGCATCAAACGCGAATTGTCTAAAGGCGTTCGCGAGTTCCCCTGAATCACCTTCCTGTACCGGTATATCGTATTCTTCAGCCTTCGACGGTATACCCATTGCCGCGCGATACATGGCCTTTTGTTCTTCCGTGGCGTTCTCCGCAAGTTTCGGGATTGAGTTAGCCAGTCTACTTTCAAGGTCCTTGGCTTTCGTTGACAGATCTATATGACCCTGCCACAAATCGGACATGGCCTTATAACCAGCAAACGCCTCGTGTCCCCTCAAGTTTTCCGGTATCTGCGTCAATCCTGATGTTTGCTGCCCGCCTGCCGCCCCGCCAGCGCCATCGTTGGTGTTTTGGGTCCCTTCCAAATCCATTGTGATGCCTCCTTTTGTTTAATATAGCGTTGCCTCTCTTACAGGTTTGTGTCCCATATTCTGTAGCTGATCTTTACTGTCATTGTTGTATCGTTTGCTGCGTTGCCTCCAAACTCACCGTCACCGGTATTGAACAGTTCAAGGGCTTGGTTTGCGCAGTTTGCCGCCGTCGCCGTGGCAATGCCTGCCGCGTTCACAAAAGCCATCTGGTCTGTTGTCTGATCTATGAATCCAGTCATCTCGATAGCCGCCGTCACGTCCTGACCGTTGTCATATTGAATGACAAGGTTATCCGTGCTCTCTGTTAAGGCGTTAGATCCATAGTTCAATATTAATATTGCATTCAGGAATTCAATAACTTTACCTGCCCCAGGCGCGGCAACAAGCGTTTTAGGCGATGCCCTCAGTGATTTTATTTCCGCGTTCGTAAGCGTGACACTATCACAGTGTATCTCGCCATCGCCTATTTTCAATGGAATATGCTTTGGTATCTCTATACTTCCCTTTCCGAAAAACTTTAACCAGCCCTGTACTCTTTTCCATTCTACGCTCATGTCTATACCTCCTTTTTGGTATCGTCAGGTATTGCCTGATTCCCGACATTTATTTGTGGTACTGCTACCATGCCTGCCTTTTGCAGCAGACGGAATGCATAATTCCGTAATGTGTTGGCCGGTATATCCCTCGGATCAAGGTCCTGATTGAATCCTAAATCTCTCAGTATGTCTGTGAGTACTTCGGGATAACCCATAAACGCAAGCCTGTACTGGTTTTCCAGTTCTTCCTGCTTCTTAAGAAATTCGGTTTCAAAATCAAAGTCAGTCATTATTCACCGCCCGCAACAAGAGATAGGAGACTGCCCTTTTCAACCGGTTTTGAGAGTTTCGGTACAGCGTCAGCCATACCAGCAGCCGCCGCCAGTGCGTTCTGTTCCGCCATTGCCGCATTCTCCGCGTCGATCTGCGCCTGAATTTCCTCGTCCGTGTTGATGTCGTCAGGTGATAGGGAATCCTTAAGGAGCTTTTTCGCTATATTGATCCACTTCGGGACCTTCACAACTATGGGCGCAATCTCCGCCATCATGGCTATACCCTGTACAGCCGCGTTGATCCCCTTCGTCTTGTAGTACATCTTCCTTGCAAGGGATAGCTGCCCCTGATAATCAACCTCGATCTTTAGTGGCACCTGAGAGGCAATGTCAAGGACAATCTGTGGAGGCATTGGAATACGTCCGGTAGGCAGACCATCAGGATCGGATGCATATTCAGCATCAAAAACGATATCAACCAGCTTGTCGAGGAAACCCTTTTCTGCTCCTTCCGTCAGAGGCGCTATCACCATCGATTTTTCGCCGATCATCTCATAGACCTGTGCCTGCCTCAAATTGTGGTTTTCCATCATTGCCTGATACATCATTAGGAAGATATCTGTATAGAGCCATTTACTTATAATCTTACTTATTCTGTCCTGAAACTCTATTGCGATAGGTAGAGCGCGTAACCCTGTATCAAGCGGTTGTGGCGCCTGCTCCCCGCCTTGCAAATATGTCCTGCCTCCCGGCCCCATATAATTCCTGCCTCTCAGCGTTTCTGCCATGGCATAGGGAGGATCGGCGAGACGCGCACCGGCAAGAATATTTGTTTTTCCCATACTCTGGGCCATTACGATATCGTTCAGAGCGTTTGCAACAGCTGACCGCGCGTAGTATTCATCGCTGTTTCTCATCCAGTCCCAGACGATAGAAGGGAATCGGGGATACCCTGACTCTTTCAGCAGTTTGTTTGCATAGACCCAACGCGATACAAACGGCATATTGTCGGCAGTTATCATATCGGCATTAAAAACGCTTCTGGGAAATATTGCGTGAATGACCTCGATCTTATCATAGGGATTGTTCTCATATTTCTGGAGCCATCCCGGGACAGCATCATTCATCTTATCGTTGCCGAACGTTTCTTTCGCATCTTTAAGGCTAATGTCATAAACCCTTATCCTTGTGTCCACTTCGCCTTCTTGATTACGTCCTATGTAGACTTCTCTGATGTGAGGTATAGAAAAAGATAGTCTATTTTGCCCTATAATATAATTCGAATCCATGCACACCGTACCGATGCATGCGCAATCCTTGAAAACCTGTGGAGCAAGCTGATAGAAGTTAGAATCCTGTATCGAAGCGTTAATAACGTCTTGAACGTCCGCAAGCCACTTTGCTACTTCAGGGATATCATCAAGCTTCTTACCGTTGTATTTCTGCATGATCGACAACCTTGGGAATGCCACAGGAAGCGGTAGTGTGCATTTGAGCCAGCCAGGGCCGAGCATATTGCCATACAGGCCATGGCCCATTAGCTCAAGCGCCTGTGCCGCTGAGGAATCGTATATTGTCTGTCCTGTCTTTTCTCCACCCCGCTTGCCGACATTGATTTTCCTGCGTGAATGATAGCCGTATTCTATGCACTCATTTATAAGTGATTCATAAGGTTGACGTATCTGCTTGAGATACGACAATAGCTTGGTGACTTCTTTTACTTTGTCGTCGTCTGTCTGTGCCTGTGTCGTCATATCACCCTAACGTCTGTTTTAATCCTGTTGTTGGCGCAAGGTCTCCTGCCATTGTTGTGAGGACAGTATTAGATTTTCTCCGTTTCTTTGCCGCTTCTTTTTTTGCTGAATCATTTGCGTCTGCGACACTTTCTATTGTCGTTGGAACAGTGGATATTACCGGAACGTACGATGAACTTAACGAGCTTGACGAGCTTGACTTTAAAAAACTCGGTAATGGCGGAAACCAGCTTGAAGACATAAGTACCTCCTTATCCCAATGTCTGTTTCAGAGTATTCGGTGTATCGAGTACCCCGGACATCGTTGTTAATACGGTCTCTTTATACCCCTTGCGCTTTCTCAGCCGTTCTGCCTCGGCTTTTGCCGCTGCCTGAGCCTGCGCGTCAAGATCCTCAGTCGTTGTTGATACAGTTGTTTGTTTTATGTCGTCTACGGCTTCAGGGGTGCTCATGCCTCCGAGATTAAGCGGATCAAGCGCCGCTTTAGCAGTCGAGGATTTCACAGCTTTAGGGAATATCAGTGATAGACCGGACGACGCGAGCGCTTCGGCAGTCTTCCAATTCTTGGTAAAGTTAGTAAAAAGTCCGCCACCACTGCTCATATTAACTCCTTATCCAGTTATTTATATCGAATTCCTGCTGATGTGATCCCATTGCCCTGAACGTCCGTGCTATTTTGATAATATCGACAGAGCAATATACAACTGCGTCGCCTCTATCTGGTGATCTTCCAAGACGTTTAATAATATCTTCTTTACTCTCTATCTGTATTCCCTGCGCCGATAGCTTCCATAATGGAGTACATAGATCAGCCTTTAATGCTGAATCGGGAGGAAGTGCAATATTCTTGCCGGTTTTCGGGTCTAATGCTTCCCTGAACTGCCACCACAACTGTGCACGCTTGTTTCTAAATTTGAGTTTGCCTGATTTATCGCGCGCGTTATTATCTCGTTCCGCTCCATTTATTGCCTCTGCCTGTATATCATTACAACGCAGATGATCTACGACTGCGCTGCCAACACCGATTACATCAATTTGTATCGGCGCGGAATCGCGTTGCTCTGCTATTGCAAGACCCGCTACCGTTGGACCGTCAGGCGTATCACTGCCGGGATAGAGTTTCAGAGGGGCATACCATTGTCCATACCGTGTTGCTATAACCGTAGAATCCTTTCCGCCCCTCGCAACATCGACACCTACGGCAGACATTTCACCTTTCTTGCCGTCTTCGGTCCATCTTGCCATTGCCGCATCAACCCATGCCGACGGTATTACCTGCCATGGATCATCCTCGTTCCCAGCATTAAAATCACCATAGAGCATCTGAGAGCGCAGCGGTTCGGGCAATGCCTGCAACATGGCCTCATACCCTGTAGCCATCATAAAAACGTTGTCTGTGACGCGTGAGGGGATGAATGTACGTGACAGCGGTCGTATCATCTTGCCTTTGTGCAGAAACGGCTTTCCGTCTTTACATTCAACGTCCTTGCCGTCTATCGTGGTATACCACCTCAGTTCACCCGGCCGTGCAGGATTCGGATGTTTCGGATTAAGCCATGCGCCCCAAAAGTCTTTGACCCATTGCCCTTCTGTATTTGTGGGAGGATTGCCAGTACAGACAATACGCTTACGTTGATTAGGATCTGCGGATCTCAACCAACCGCACAGGAAACGAAACTGCGACTCATGGAAATGAGTAATCTCATCGAAGCCCTTGAGATCATGCGCCCTGCCCTGGTATCGCTGCTCATCATCTAAGTCTTTGCAGGCCCCGAATTCGATCTGCCGACCCATTCCGCGCCATACATGATCTTGTCCATTCCAACCATGGCGATCCTTCAGGAGTTCGTTCAGGAGCCTGTCAACAAGTGCAAGGTTTTGCGTGCCCTCACGGCGATAGATAATTGATCTGGTATGTTTTGTGAGGGCAAGACCAAGGAGCATATCGGATTTTCCGCCTCCAGCCGCTCCACCGTAGTACAGTATATCGGCCTCGCAATTATACGCCTCGGTTTGTGGTCCCGGAAGCGGCACCCATATCGGTGTGGATTCGGCAAGGATGCTGTCGATTTCCATCAATTCATCTTCCGTGCAGTAATCAAGAAGATCGGCTATGTCTTCAAGCGCCTGTGTTGCTCTCATTTCTTTTTGTCCTTTTGTTTACGCTTCTTAGCCTCGTTTGCGATTGCGACTATACGATTAGCCCTATCAAGCCGCGAATATTCAATAGGGCCGCCGTTCTTACCAGTATGTTCCAGCCTGTGTGTTTTTGCGGGATAATCATTTCTGAGCCTGTGCGCGTCCTCTCGTGCCGCCTGTCGTGTGCTCCAGTCGATTTCCTCCCATGCGATGATGGTTTCGCCGTCGCC